GCCAACTGGGGCGCGTCCACCGACATCGTGTACGAGTTCTGCCGCCGCTCGCGCTGGGCGGGCGTGGTCCTCCCCGCGCACGGGCGGTATGTCGGCGCGTCCTCGAAGCCGATGACCGAGTACCGCCGCCAGAGGGGCGACCGCCTGGGCTTCAACTGGATGATGCCGTCGGTCGCGGGGAAGCGGGCGATACGCCACGTCATCTTCGACTCCAACTTCTGGAAGTCCTTCGTCCACGCCCGCCTCGCCGTGCCTCTGGGCGACCGCGGCTGCCTCTCCCTCTGGGGGCGGCGTCCCGACATCCACCAGCTCCTGGCGGAGCACCTGACCGCCGAATACCGCGTGAGGACGGAGGGGCGCGGGAGGACGGTCGACGAGTGGAAGCTGCGCCCCGACAGGAGCGACAACCACTGGCTGGACTGCCTGGCGGGATGCGCGGTCTGCGGCTCGATGCTGGGGGCGACGATGCCCGAGTTCGGCACGGCCACCCCGCTGAAACGGCGTGGGAAGCCCGTGCGCCTATCGGAAAAACTGGCCTCGCCCGAACACGCCGCGCAGCCGGGGCGGGCGAAGATCCGCCTCTCCGACCTGCTGCGCGAAAAAAAGGCGTGAAAAAAACGACTTTTTTCCTCGATCCCGCCTGTTATCCGGGAAAAAACACCGAATTAATAGGTGAACGAATCGAAAGCGAACAACAGGAGGCACGGATGAACTACGGAAGCGTTTGCAGCGGCATCGAGGCCGCGACCGCCGCGTGGGCTCCGCTCGGCTGGAGGGCTTTGTTCCTCGCCGAGGTCGAGCCGTTCCCGTCGGCGGTCCTGATGGAGCGGCTGGGCGCGACGCGCCCCCTGCGCCCGCTCGACCCCGCGGAGGCGGCGGACGGGAAGGACAGGAAGAACCGCGAGGCCTGGATGCGGCAGCTGGAATGGCTGCCGATGGGCGGGATTCTGCCCAACCTGGGAGATTTCACGAAAATTCAGAAGGAGGACTATGATGGAGCAATTGACCTTCTTGTCGGAGGGACCCCCTGCCAGAGCTACTCCATCGCGGGACTGCGGAGGGGGCTCGCGGACCCGAGGGGAAACCTCGCCCTCGAGTTTGTGCGCCTGGCTTACCGCACGGGCGCCCGGTGGACTGTCTGGGAGAACGTTCCGGGCGTCCTGTCAAGCGGGGCCGGAGGCGATTTTGCCAGCCTCCTATCGCTGCTCTGCGGATGGGAAGTGCCCGTGCCGAAGGGGGGATGGGGACGGTGCGGAATCGTCGCCAACGCCCCCGGATGCTTCGGGCTGGCTTGGCGAGTGCTGGACGCACAATATACCCGAGTTCCCGGCTTCCCCCGCGCCATACCCCAGCGGAGGCGCAGGGTGTTCCTGGTCGGATACCGTGGCGGGGCTTTCGGAGGTCCTATGGACTGGACCCATCCCGCGTCGGTACTTCTTGACGGAGAAGTGCGCGAAGGGGATACTCCGCCGCGCCGAGCGCCGGCACAGGGAGCTTCCGCCGCTTCTGCTGGCGGCCCTGAAGCGCCAGGCGAACGAGGAGTGACCACGCTCGTCCCCTACGGGATGCGGCTTGGGGCGCACACGGACGGCGTCGCCTCGACAATCGCGAGGATCGACGCCAAGTTCCCGCAGTGCGTCTGCAAAGAGGAGGAGGAACAGCCGAGGGAGGCGAACGGCTTCAACTTCGAGCTGTTCACGGGCGAGTGCAAGGGGCATTCGCCCTGCCTTGGGGCGACGCGAGCGGGCGACACGATGGTGTACGGCGAGGAGGACGCGCCCGAGACCCTGCGGATGCGCGAGGGGTGCGCGGGCGGCGGAAAGGGGCCGCTCATATCGAGGAACGTGTCGCTGACGCTGGCGACCTCAAACGACCAGGCGCTCCTCGAAAGGAGGCGCGCGAGCTGGTGGGACGGCTCGGACAAGGCCGACACGCTGACCTGCACGGGCGACGCCCAGCGGATGCCCGACAAGGGGCGTCTCCAGTGCGTCCTGGACATGCGGCAGCTCGGGGCGGAGACGGACGGAAACGTGTCGCCGACGCTCCTCTCCACCGACTACAAGGGAGGCAAGGCGGTCGTGGAGACGCCGGAGGGCGCGGACGCCGAAGGGGCGGTCTGCCCCACGCTGGAGGCGAACCTCTTCAACAAGAACACGTTCCAGGACTGCGACAAGTTCCTGATCGAGAAGAGGGATGGGGAGGACAAGGCGGTCTGCTTCACGCAGAACCAGCGCGACGAGGTGCGGCTGATGGGCGGCGACGGCGAGGTCGCGGGCTCGGTCTGCGCCATGCAGGCCACCAAGCAGCAGAACCTCATCGCCTACGAGAACCACCCGCAGGACGGGCGCGTGAAGGAGTCGGGCGACGTGTCGCCCACGCTGACGGGACAGATGGGCACAGGGGGGAACAACGTCCCCTGGCTGCAGAGCGTCGGGAACGGCGCGGAACACCGGGAGGGGAAGGATGGAGAGCAATGACGGGAACAAGCCCCTGGCGTTCATCAAGAACGACGCGGGCGGCGTCCAGCAGGGCTACTGGGAGGACGTGTTCCCCACGATCCGCACGGAGATAACCCCGGCGGTCGCGCAGAGGGAGTGCTTCAGCATAACGCCCTGCGACGCCAACGGAACACGGAAGGACAGGCCCGACGGCGGGCTCTACGTCACGCCGACCGACGCCAGCAAGACGCTCACGAGGGGCAACCCGAACACGGAGACCGTGGTGGTCGAGCCCGAGGGGGCGCAGACGGCCTTCAGCAAGACGGGCCGCCCCGCGGAGGCGGGAGGATGCCCGAAGTTCGAGGAGACGGGCGTGGCGAACACGCTGAACCTCTGGGACAGGGGCGAGACGAGGGCCAACGAGCTCGTAGTGGTCGAGCCGCCCGTCATATCGCTCGACGGCGACAAGATGGGCAAGGCGGAGCGCGAAGGCGGCAGCGGCCTCGGCGTGAACACGGAGGACGTGATGTACACGCAGACCGCCAAGGACGTCCACGCCGTGGCATACGGCGAGCGCCAGTCGGGCGCGGACCTCTACAACGGGCAGGAGACCGGCGAGGTCGCCGCCACGCTCGGAGCGCATTCCTGCGCCACGCCGGGGCGGATGGGTCCGTCGGTGCTGAAGATCGACACGGTGGTGGACATGATGGGCGGCAAGACGGGATGCCACATATCGAGGGAGGACGTCTCGCCCACGCTGGCGACCACCCACGGCGAGAGCCACGCGGTCGCATACGGCGCGTCCTTCGACGTGAACTTCGGCTGCCCCGTGGAGAGGGAGCTGTCGATGACGCAGACAAACGGGACATGCCCCGGACACCATTCTGGCGTCGTGGAGGAGTGCGTCCCCATAGACATGAGGAACGCCACGAGGGACGCCGAGAAGCACGACGAGGTGAACCGCCAGGGGGCGGGGATCGGGGAGGACGGCGCGCCCGCGCCGACGGTGACGGCGAATCCGCCCGGCGTCGGCTGGAGGGCGACCGTGAGGCGTCTGCTGCCCATGGAGACGGAGCGGCTGATGGGCTTCCCCGACGGCTGGACGCAAATCCCCTGGAAGGGGAAGCCCGCCGCGGACTGCCCCGACGCGCCGAGGTACAAGGCCTGCGGCAATTCGATGTGCGTGAACGTGATGCGGTGGATCGGCATCCGCATCGCGGCGGAGGAGATGAAGATACAGGAGGAGCTTGCGAATGGGCGAGAAGAACACGAAGGAGAGCCTTGACGACGCCATCCGCAGGGCGGCGGACGGGCCGAAGTCCGCGCAGGTGGACGGGCAGCGCGTGGAGCAGCATTCGCTCCCCGACCTCGTCCAGGCCGACCGCTACCTGGCCTCGAAGCAGGCGAGGCACGGACGCTACGGCGGCCTGCGCTTCACGAGGATGAGCCATTCGGGGGCGCAGTGATGTTCGAGAGAATCAAGTCGATATTCGCCCCGCGCCAGAGGACGGTGTTCAAGAGCGTGAGGGCGCGCTTCGACGCGGCCCAGACGACGAAGGACAACGCCCGCCACTGGTCGGCGGCGGACGCCCTCTCGGCGGACGGCGAGGCCAGCCCGGAGGTGCGGCGCACCCTGCGGATGCGCTCGCGCTACGAGGTGGCGAACAACTCATACGCGAAGGGGCTGGTGCAGATGCTGGCCAACGACACGATCGGGACCGGCCCGCGCCTGCAGATGCTGACGGACGACGAGGAGTTCAACGACGAGGCGGAGGCCGCCTTCGCGAAATGGTCGGCGGCGGTGATGCTGCCGCAGAAGCTGCGGACGATGCGGATGGCGCGGTGCCAGGACGGCGAGGCGTTCGCCGTGATGCACACGAACCCCGCGCTCGCGGACCCCGTGAAGCTGGGGCTCGCGCTCGTGGAGGCCGACCGCGTGTGCGGCGAGCCGAGATGGCTCGACGACGGCAGGTCGGTCGACGGGATATCCTTCGACCAGTGGGGCAACCCCGTGTCGTACCGCGTCCTGAAGACGCATCCGGGCGACGCGATGCAGATGCCAGGCGAGGAGGCCTTCACCGTGCCGCATTCCAATATGCTCCACATATTCAGGCGCGACCGCCCGGAGCAGCACAGGGGAATCCCCGAGCTCACGCCCGCGCTGGACCTCTTCGCGCAGCTGCGGCGGTACAGCAAGGCCGTGCTCTCGGCGGCGGAGGCGGCGGCTGATTTCGCCGCCGTGCTCTACACGGACACGCCGCCAGACGGCGAGACCGAGGACATCGAGTCGCTGGACACGATCCCGCTGGAGAGGAACATGATGGTCACGATGCCCGCGGGATGGAAGATGGGGCAGCTCGACCCGAAGCAGCCGAGCTCGACCCATGCAGAGGCGGTGAAGTGCTACCTCACGGAGATAGCCAGATGCGTCTGCTCCACATACGGGGCGGTCGCGGGCGACTTCAGCGGCTTCAACTACGCGTCGGGCAGGCTCGACAACCAGGTGTACCACAAGTCCGTCCTCGTCGACCGCTCCTGCTGGGAGACGGAGGTGCTGGACAGGCTGTTCGACGCCTGGTTCAGGGAGTGGCTGCTCCTGCGCGGCGGAGACGCCGAGGCGGACAACTCGCACACGTGGTTCTGGGACGGATTCCCCCACGTGGACCCCGTGAAGGAGGCCACGGCGCAGGCGCAGAGGCTCGCCAGCGGCACTACGACCCTCGCCGCCGAGTGCGCGGCGGACGGGCGCGACTGGATGGCCGTCCTGCGCCAGAGGGGCAAGGAGCTCAAGGTGATGCGCGAGCTCGGAATCCCCATAACGGCCAACGGCAACAACGTCCCGGAGACGGGCAAGGAGAAGGAAGATGAGTGATTTCAGACTGATAGAGGCGTCCGCCGGGACCCGCCCCAGAGTGGCCGGCACCGCATACACGGGCGGCGGGATGCGCCTGCCGGGATGGCGGCACCCCGTCGTGGTGGACCTGTCGGGGATGGAGATTCCCGAGACCGTGCCGTTGCTGACGAACCACGAGAACCGCACCGACGCCCGCGTGGGCATGGTGAGGGCGAAGGTGGCCGCCGGCGTCCTCGAGATCGAGGGCGACATCGTCTCCGACGGCGAGGCCGCGAGCGGCATCGTCGCCCAGTGCAAGGCGGGCGCGGACTGGCAGCTCTCCATCGGCGCGGACGTGCGCGAGAGCGAGCTTGTCAAGGCCGACCGCGAGGTCAACGGGCAGACGGCCCCCGCGCCGTTCTACCTGGTCTCGAAGTCCGTCCTGCGGGAGGTCTCGGTCGTCGCCGTCGGAGCCGACCAGTCCACGAGAATGCGCGTCAGCGCGAGCTTCGACATGATGCACCCCGAACACGTGAAAGGAGAGGACATGGAGGAAAACAAGAACACGCCGGCAGCGGCGACCGCGGCGAAGCCGCTGGACCAGAACGACATCGAGGAGGCCGCGAAGGCCGCCGCCGAGGGCGCGGTGACCGCCGAGCGCGGCCGCGTCTCCGCAATCGCCGAAATCTGCAAGGGGGAGTTCCCCGAAATCGAGCGCGAGGCCGTCAAGTGCGGCTGGACTCCGCAGGAGACCACCGCGAAGGTGCTGGCCGCCCTCCGCGCGGCGCGCCCCGCCGCGGGAGTGAACGTGATTGTGCGCGAACGCCCCGACGGCGCGGAGACGAGGGCCGCCATCGAGGCCGCCCTCTGCCTGCGCGGCGGGATGTCCCCCGACGCGCTTGAGAAGTCCTACGGCGCGAAGGCCGTGGAGGCGGGCGAGAAGGCGATGGACATGCCCCTCAAGGAGGTTCTCCACGCCTGCCTCGACATGGAGGGAATCGCACACGGGCGCACGATGGACAACGAGACCATCCGCGCCGCCTTCTCGACCGTGAGCCTGCCGGGCATTTTGAGCAACGTGGCGAACAAGAAGCTGCTCGACAGCTACCGCGCCCAGCCAGTCATCGCCCAGCGCCTCTGCACGAGCGGCGACCTCTCCGACTTCAAGGAGAGCGAGAGGTTCCGCCTGACCGACGTCGGCGACCTGCTCCC